AATCATGTGTGGTTCAGGGGTTATACTTTCAACTCTAAGCCCTAATGCTTCTGAACTATTAACCATTTAACCACCTACTTTGCTGCAGATTTCTTTGTTGTCTTTTTAGCTGGCTTATCAGCTTCTACTTCCTCATTTCCTTGCACTTCTTGAGTATTAGAATTTTCTACTTCTGCCTCTTCAAGTATCTTGTCTACTTGAGCAGCTTTTTCTTTTTGGTCTTTAAGTAATCCTGTTTCTAGGTCAACAACGCCATTAACGTCAATTAATGTTTTCCCTTTTAGCCCTCTTATAATAGAAGCTGTCAAGCGAGGGGCTACACCCCTCGGATTTGACAAGCTCAAATGAAGAGGAGCTTCAGGGTCAACGAATACGTAGTTATCTCTAAGTGTTAGATTTAACTGTAATAATATCATTGACTGTCACTCCTGTTCTCTAAAGATTATTTATTGATTTGGTATACTCTTTCTGCTACTGGGTAAGATTTAGCCATAGAAATGTTTCTTGCCATGCAGATTGCTCTACCTTCGTTGTAAGTACCGAAACCATATCTTTCGATTACTTTAACATTTCTAATATCTCTAGCTGGATCTCTGAACTCTTCAGTAGTTAAGTCATCCTTAACGATTTGAACACCAACATTGTTAGCATCTACAGCGAAGATGTCGAATGTCTTGTTGATTTTATCAACTGGTGCAAATGGTGAAAGGTTAACGTTAAATCCGAATGGGATTCTTCCTTGGATTGATTCAGGTCCTAATTTGAATGAGCTAGTTGGTAACTCTCTCTTAGCTTCTCTGTCATATGGAGCAGTTAATGAACCTGTTAAACCATTCTTAGCGAATGAAGTCCAAGCTAGAGGGTGCATTACAAGATCTGTTGGAGTGTATTCGTTGTTGTAAACAGCGATTAATAGGTCTAGTAAATCCTCAATGCTCATTGTGTCATTTAAGTTATTGTAGAAGTCTACACCAGTTGTTCCAGCGTCTTTCCACTTGATAGGGTCTTTTCTTCTTAAATCATTGTCAAATACTGTCCAACCATGAGTTAAGAACTCGTTGAATGCTTTTTGTTCTTTGTGTCTAGCCATTGCTCTACCAGCTTCAGAAAGCATGATACCTACTAGGTCAAACTCTACTTCATTCATTAATTCGTCAGTGAATTGGATTCTAACACCGCTCTTACCAACTGAAATTAATGAATTTTTGTGAGTTTGCCAGTCGATTGTTTCTTGAGGGATTTCTGCCCCTTCAGCCACATCATACGCTCTCATTACCCCGATTGATGGGAACATGATAGCTTGACCATTCTTTAATCTTATCTTCTTGAAGAAGCTTGAAGCTAAATACACAGGGTCAGCTGCTTTTCTCATAGCTCCTACTACAACTCTAGGAATTAATATTTTAGCTTGTGGAGTAGCTAAGAAGTCTTTGAAGTTAAATCCAGGTACGTTACTTCCGTCAACAACCTTTTGGAATACTTCCATTACTTTCTTATCTTCATCTGTAAGCTTGTACATTCTTGCTTCTTCATCAGTAAGCATTTCACCTCTGTCAAGCTTGGATTTAACTGTATCTTGAATCTTTTGCTCTTGTTCATTAATTTTGTCTAATATTGAAAACATTTATTATTTCCTCCTCGAAATTCTTATAGTTAGGATTAATGTGGAGAGGGACACTGCCCTCTACCAACTATCTCTTTAATAGAATGTGTAATGATCCAGTTACGCCTTTGAAATCTAAGTATGATGGAGTTCCAAAGTGGAATGCTTTGTAGTCAGCTGTAATCACTTTGTTAGCATCAGCAGCCATTAAAGCAACTGTTACAGTTCCTCTACCGTAGTCGATAGTTACTCTGTTAGCGTCTATTTCAACTCCGTCTATTTTTACAACAACACCTTCTTTAAGGTTCTTCATAGCTCCACCTGCATAATCTACAGCTTGGAATGCCATTAATGTGTTGTCTACAACTCCTGCTGGAGCCATTCCTAATACCATGTCTTTGTATAGAGTGTCATTTCTTCCATACTCAGCGTAAGCACCAGCACCATCATGTAGGCCTGGAATACCTGTCGGATTTGACAGTATCATTGATTGATATTGTTGGAATATAGTGTTTCCATCTTTGAATGCAGGGTCAAATGGGTATCCGTTATCTGATGGTAAGTTAGAAGCACCTGATCTGTTCATAACAGCATCATCTTCGTTCTTCGCACTTTCATCCCATAACATCCATTTTAACCATCCCCAAGGTTCTGAGTTGAAGTCAGATGCAAGAACTTGACCTACAACATCTAATGGAGAGTCTGTAGCTTTATCCCACTTAGTTAATCTTCCTGATGGAGTTGCTTTTACATAGTCACCGTCTTTAATTCCAGCACCTATTACTGCTCCCCAAGGCATCTTTAAATCTACTGATAAAGCTTGTTCTTCAGCTATAACACCAGCTTTAGAGAATCTTGTGTCAGCTTCTACTGAAGGGATATATGGAAGTGTAATATAATCTTGAGTTATGATTGATGGTTGATTTCCACCGAATCTGTCTTGTTGGAACCAATCTTTAGTTATGTTGTATGGAACAACACCGATTGGGTTTTGAGATGCAGATATACCTGGAAGTGTGATTGTTGATTTGTACTTCTTAGTAACGAAGTCTTTTACTGACTTACCGTTAGCTACAACTCTTCCTTTAGCTATAACTACTTCGTCCATTCCAGGACCACCGTATTGATAATTGAATAACACACCATCTCTGAATACGCCTGACATATCAGCGTCTTTAAATGATGGGTCCAATAGCCATTCTTCAGCTGGTGAAGCGTGACCTGATTTTACAAGAGCGGTATTTGAACGGCTACCCTCTATTCTTTTTGTACCATTAAATAATGCCATTATTATTCTCCTCCTCGATTACTTTCTAGTTATTAAACCGATAATAGTATCTTCAAAATCTTTCATAGATGGTTCAGGTGTTTTAGTAGTTTGGTTATCTTTAACCTCTTCTTCACCTTGAACTGTATTTGAGTCTTTAGGATCTACTAAGCCAGGGTTAGGAACTTGTGTAGCCATTTGTCTTTGAGTTTTTACAGTGTCAACTGCTAAGTTATTTACCATATCAGTTAACTCTTTAGCACTCTTACCTACTAATTCAGTAAGTCTTTCATCCTTCTTAGCATCCTCTAGCTTATTGCCTATAAGTTCAAAATCTACAACCCTTTGAGCCATAAGCTTCTTGTTCATTACAGCAAGTTTAATGCTTTGCTGTCTTTGTGCTTGAGCATCTTCAGCATTTGCTTTGCTCTCTTCAGTAAGTGAACTTACTTGATCCTTTAGAGATTGTATTTCAGCCTCTAAATCACTTACTTTACCTTCTAATGCAGCCTTGTCAGTTTCAAGAGCTGTATTAGCATCCTTTAATGCATCTCTTTCAGCTTTAACAGAGTCCAGTGTTTCTTCTTGTCCTTCTGCTCCTTCACCTTCATTATCTTGAGCTGTAGGCTCAGTAGTTGAAGCTTCACCATCAGCAGCACCTTCTGTACCTTCAGGAGTCTTGTTAGCGTCCTCTGTAGTACCTTCAGGTTTGTCCTGTCCAGCTAAGTTATCAATAGCATCAAGGATGTTTTCTTCTGAGTCCTTTGTTACATTTGGTTTACTCATGTCCTCTCCATCCTTTGAATTAGAATTTTGCTCCACTAAGGCTATCTTCTTAACTTGCGCCCAATCATCAGCAGGAGCATTTACGACAGAACCTTCTTTGTATTCTATCTTTCTACCATTCCATACGGCCTTTTGACCGTTGTAGATTTCACCTTTCCAGTGACCACAGAACTTAAATGCTCCGTCCTTTAAGATTTCCTTACCGCATATTCCACAAGTGATATGCCCTACGGAACCACCAATACTCATTGTTTTGTAGCGTCCGTCTAAGAATTTCTCAATAGCATCTGCATCATTAATTCTGTAAGTAACATTTATGGTATCTCTATTTGGATTAAATTCTGATTGACCAAACATGAAATCCACAACTCTTCCCATTGGTTCAGAGTATATATCATGATTCTTTAGGAAAGGTTTTGGATATGGTGCTTTCCAAGAAGCAGCATCTTCAGCCATACTATCAGAATGGTATACAAATGAATTTCTGTTCTGACCACTGTGAGTTGCCTCGAAAGTAACGTCTATAGCTTGAGGAAGTTTACTCTTATCAGTCTTAGCTGAATCAAGTATCTTGTTTACATCTACAGCATTACCTTGACTATCCACTATTGAAGGAGTGAAGTTCATCATATTATGAGCTTCTGCATCTTCTATGGCATGATCTCTTATCTCACCTTCAAGGTCAGTAGTCATGTCTGTTATATCACTCATACTAATTTCAAAGTCTTTTCCATTAGCATCAGTAACTTTGATTTTCTTCAAATCTCTTCCTCCTTTCTTGGTTAGATTAATTCAAGTAAGTTTACTTGAGTTAAATCTATAATTGTATTTATAAGACCAATAGCCTCAGTGTAATCATGGAGGTCAATTAAGCTCGCATGAATGTCTTTCTTCAATTGGTTATAAATATTAACTGTATTCTTTTGTATAGCTGCCGTATCATACTCTGTAATATCCAGCGTACAATTAATAACCTCTACAGCATTAGCTAATGTTCTATCGGTTAACTGTTCAACTATACCTTTCTTTATTGGGGAACTTCTCACCTTACAATCGGAAATGTAGCCATTTAGTGAGTTACGTAATTCATCTACGCAATCTTTAACTAGGCCTTCATACATGGAGTTTGTTACCTTCTTTGGAGAGGTTTTTGTACCATGTTGATTTGTAGGTTTTTGTTTATTGTTAGTGGCTTTAGTACCTTGCGTACCTTCACCGTTAGATGTGTCACTCTTACTTAATGATGCTGAATGGCTTGCATTAGCTTGAGTGATTAAAGTTTGGAACATCTTAGCTCTATCTGTAATAGGATCTCTTCCTAACAGACTTCTCATTTCATCTTCAGTAATAGCGTTATGCTCGTACTGATAGATTGCATGGGTTTCTGCCTTAATCTTAGTATCAAGGTCATTCTCCCTAAATCGAGATTTAACACTGGGTCATATCCACCTTCCATAAGCAGTTCTTTTATGATGAAATTGTTAATGAACATTTCTATAGTTTTCTGAATAGCTTTAATTCTATCAGCCATTTCAGAAGTCATATTATCACCAGTGGATCTATTAGCTGTGTTTCCTCTACCAAACATGATAGCCGGAACACCCATACCACTAAATACTCTATCTTCTAAATATCTGAGATAAGGTTCTGCATTGATTACTTGGTCAGAGGCAATCGGCTTGATTACAACTCTGTTTGTAGTTACAATACCACCTTCAACATCCATGTTGTTTACTGCATCTTGCACTTCAGCTATTTCAGATGGAGTACCAGGGGCATCCTTTTCCCCAACAGCCATGTGATAAAATGGATATATATTTCTGTACATCATACGAAGTACATTTTCTTCAGCTTGGCGTAAAGCTCTAACATCATCTAATACTGGTATCAAGAAGCTCGTACCAAACGCATTCCCTTTTTCACGTTTGTAATAAATGTGAACTATATCTTCAGGCTTGAACTTAACTGTCTTGTCAGCTCCGTCAACTTCCTGCTGCCAGCCTGTTATTGTTCCATTCGCATCTCTTTTAACTTTTAAAGTTGTAGCATTTAAACAGAAATAACCGGCTATAGGTTGAGCGCCATTAAGACCTGTAACCTTAACAGAAGGAGGTAGGGTGGTAGCATCTTTTGCTCTAGCCTTAGCTATGATACAATTCGCATACTTTACAACATCCTCAGCAATGTCAATAAGTAATTGCCCAGTAGGAATGCCCGTAGCTTCTGCAATATAGCTAAGTCTTAGATTAATATAGTTAACTATATTGGTGTCCTTACCGTAGAAGTCATAACCTTCCTTGAACACCTGGTCTATATACTTATCAACACCCTGTCGGATATAAGAATCTGTATTATACCCACTATATATAGATGCGAGGTCAAACTCAGGATCTTCAAAGTCTTTACTTGATATATCACCGAGTCTTAACCCCACCCTTTTAACTAAGCCAGTGACAAGTTCTCTTTGGCCCGAAGCATCCTCAACTGAAGTATCTTCAGTGATAAGTTCTTTAAAGAACCTTCTTGCTACCCAAAGCTTAACTTTATTCATTGGCTACACTTCCTTATTCTTTGTCATCAGAGAAGCCATTGTTGTCAGTTGTTGGGTCATTAACTATTCCTGCAGCTACAAAGAATGCTAATAGTGCATTAGCGGCAGCTGTATATTTATCAGGGAATACTTCTACGCCACATGCTGTAGCTACCATTGGTATAAGCGCTATTAATGCAGTCCAAAAACCGTAGTTTCTAACTCTTTTCTTTAAATCCATTTGGTTCACCTCTCTTAAACTTCGATATATTGTGCGTACACGAATCCACCATGATCCCCGTAGTAGATGTTCCACCAGTCACCTATTTTTACAGCAAGCTTAACTTGCTCTCCTTGCTTTAACTGTCCGATTACAGGATAGTTAGTACCTGCACCTTTACGTACATTTAAAACGTCAGCTGTAACTGTACCGTATGTACCTTTAGGTTGCTTTTGAGGAGTTGTGTCTACTGCTGGTTTGCTTTCTAATGTTACATAGTCAGCACATACCCATCCACCATGATCGCCAAAGTAGATATTGTACCAGTTGCCTACTTTAGTGCCAATTCTTACTCTTGCACCATTTTGTAATTGACCGATAACACTGTATCCTGTACCAGCACCTTTTCTTACATTAAGAACTGAAGCTGTAACTATACCATAGTCACCGTCTTTTACTGGAGTTGTCGGATTTGACACGTTAGGAGCTGGACTTGAAGGCTTTCCTTGTAATTGAGCTATCCTAGCTTTAATTCTTGCCTTAAAGTTCTCCCAAGCTGCTGTGTCATTTACGTACATAGCTGGACATGATTTTGTAGTAACATCATAGTGTCTAATAAGGTCGATTCCTGGAACGCCTAATTCGATTGCTAACCTTGCAGCAAATTCTATAGTGTTCTCAACTGTTGTATTCCAATCACCATCTGAGTTAACACACATTTCAAAACCTACTGTAAAGTCATTAGGTCTTGTAGCACCATTAAGTGCGAAGTTCTTTTTAGCATAAGCTGTGTAATAAGAACCGCCAGCGTGCCATGCAACCATTCCTGGTTTAATGCATTCAACTACTTCGTGGTCATCTATACAATAGTTAGCACTTGCTTCTGCTTCAGGGTGGTTAGCAAAGTAGTTTCTGTTTGCCCTTGCGTTAGCCCCTCTTGAGTAGTTTGCTGTGTAGTGAAACACGAAAGCTTTTAAACTTTTTACAGCTCTATTAGGGTTGTTATTGCTGATAGGCATGGAAACGAAGTTGTACATAATATACACCTCTTTCGATATGCTTTTTTAGATATGTCGGATTTGACATCTATTTCTATATAATTATAACACATTCTTTTAAATAGTGTAAAGTATAGTTACAATTATTTAAGGCTCTTAGCCCTTTTCTTGAACGATTTAGGTCTATTTGGAGTTAATGTACAGTATGTTGTTATACCCATACGTTCAGATTGCTCTTTACTGCTTCTACGGGTACATTCTCCCTTTATATCACAGTAGCAGCATTTTATCTTTACAGCTTTATCATATAGCTCCTGTAGTTTCTTTTTCTTTTGGTTTTTTCTTTTTACGGCCATATATTTATCCTCCTTCCTAATATTCTATATACTTGCGTTATTCTAAGATTGTTACAATAATGAACTATAAATGTTCCTGAAATAGTCCTTTTCACCAAGACTACTACATATATCGTCCCTGTACATTGATATTGAGATGATAGATTTATTAAAGTCCACTATTGAATTACTGATACTTTCCTGTATCTGTGTAATGTTTCTATTAATTATATCGGGGTTTACAAATGAGGTTTTATTTAAAGTTTCTTTAGCATTAAGCAAATCAAGATAGTCTTTTCTTTTTAGGACTATATCTTTCATGATTGCAGGTAGCAGATTTCGATTAGTGTAAGTAGCAAGCTTTTTATTATCGTTATCGTTAAGGGTTAGAGATTGTTTGAACATTGTATTAACAGTCTTATCTATAGAAGGTTGTTTGTTTATAGGCTCTACAAATGCTTTACTTACGTGTAAACCATAAAGGTTATCAGCATATGCGTCCATCATTTGTGAATAACCACCCATAGTTTTATTGAACAATGTATCAATACTTAAAGCAGCATAATTTATTTTACTGTATTCTCTCTTATTTTCATACTCTATAAGTTTTTTATTGTATGCATCATCCTTCTCCTGGGCTGTTTCAAGTGTTATTTCTGAATCACCATATATAACTTTAGAGTATATGCCTTTCATCTGATTTAACTCATTTACAGCATCACTAAGGTACTTATATACTTCTACACCAGTCTTTCCTTTAATGTCTACAGAATGACTATTAAGGTACTTCATGATTATCTCTTTATTCTGAGATTTTAAAGCAGATGCAAAGGCAGGGAAGGTTATAGCCTCTTTTATGTCCTCTCTTAAATCTGAACCTACAGCTCCCATATAGTCGGTTATTTTATCTATAGTGGATTTAAGACTGGAAAGAACATCTGAGGCTTTAGTCCTTGTAAAAGCTATTACAGCAGGAGTGTATTCTACAGGTTGTCCTTCCTGGTAAAACTGGTCATCAAGCTTTGTCTTAACGTCCTTACCATAATCCAGGTTAGGTTTATATGCGATTATATCACCGTCTTTAAATTGACTAGCCATTAGAAACTCCTCCTTGTAAATGGTTTTGGTTTATTGAAATTACCACCACTGTTTCTGCTTGCTGTAGTTATATATGCATCTTGCTTTCCTACTTTAATCATACTTACAAGCTTCTTATCCTTCTTATCTAAATCCCTTGGTTTAATATTATCAGGGCCGTCTAATCCATCTATAAATAACACCTTAGTAGCTATAACCCTTCTTAGTAGATCACCATACTTTTGCTCATACATTAGTAGAGCTAAGTTCATAGCGTCAACTGCGTGTTCATTTTCATCAGAGAATGTTGGAAGTCCATGAACACTTATAGATTTAATTCTATAGTTTTCAAGTTGCTCTTTAAGGTACTTATCTGTAGGATGAAGTATTATTTTACCCTTCTCGAAGATGTTTACTGAGTTATTAACCATGAATGGTTTCATTGGTTTCTTGTCTTTCTTAAATGTATGTGGGTCCCTAACTTCAATCTTTTCAGAGAACTGGAAGCCTACTACTTTATCGGCTAATCCTGACTCAGGGTTTTCCATACCATACTTATGAAGTAATTCAACTTGAGTTTCACCATATCCTCTATCCACTGCAATCCAGTCGAAGTCATATTCGTCATTAAGCTCTATAATTCTGTTTACAGCATTAGTGTAAGTGAAATCTGATTTAGGTATTTCAACTCTGAATAGAACTTTAAACATTGGCATAAGTCTACCTTCAGCATCCCTATGAAGTTTATCAAGTTGCATGCAAACCATATTTGTTGCCGCCCCGTACTTATCCCAGTCAACCCCAAGGATTCTAGGACCTGTTCTAGGTCTTGATAAGAACTCTTCAAGCTCTTCTCTGCTGTATTCTGTAGTGTACTTATGTCCAATTCTTCTACCCTCTTCGATAGCCATTTCAATGTATTTCTTTTGGTAAACTCCAAGTTCCTCTTCACCGAACTCAGCCATAACTTCTTGTACATAACGCATTTCAGATAATTCATCTTTAATGTCTTGAAGATATGTTTGGTCAGTATCAGGGTTAATCTTTAATAGCTCCTTATTAACGATAGATGGAGCGTATATCTCAATCCAACCATTACCCTTAGCATTGTCGCTAGAAAGGTATCCTGTGAACTGGAAGTTATCAATATCTTCTTGTTTAGGGAAGAACCTGGTTGATGCACCAGTACACCACTTAAAGAACTCCTCATGTTTACCTGAAGGTGTAGAAGCCGCTATAACTTTAATTCTTTCAGGAGCTTCGTTTCTGATATTGATGATGTTAGTTAAGTTAGCAGAACCGATATAGTCACATTCGTCAAAGATGATAACATCAGCTCTCAAACCTCTCGTATTAGCTGCGCCTGAGCCTGAAGAAGCACCGGCTGTAATACCTTGTATTTTTGAACCATTACTAAACTCTATTCTATGGTAAACATCTCTTGAAACTATCCCTTGTAGGAG